TCATGCTCTGATTTCCCTCAGTAGCTGGTTGAACATCTGGGTTAGTGGGTTGCTACACCCAAACGGCATCGGGTTTACCTGATAAGAAAAGCGACCGCCTGTTTTGCGCTCTTTTCTTGTGACTAAACCGCTGCGCCAGAGACGGCGTAGCTCCGCATTAATGGTTGTGGTTGGTGTATTCAGTGCTGCGGCGATTTCTCCACTGCTACAACCCGGATTGGCAGCGATGTAGTCCAGAATGGTCATCTGCGTGACTCCTGTACCTGTCTGATAAGATTCACCTGCACCACATTGGTGGCGCAGAAGTAAGTGCCGTCAGTGAGATAGATGTGATGTGCATCCTTTTCTGAACGGTGTTTGTCGATTGTGGTAATCAGGCGTTCGTCAACTTCGTATTCACGTCCTCTGGAGGTGAAACGAACGACAGGAAAATGCTTAATTGCCATTACGCCTCCTTGGCGTGTGCGAATACCTCCGCGAATGCGGATTGTTTTCACATTTTCTTATTTAACCTGGGGTCTTATTTGCGCGGTTATTCTTCAGTGAAAAAGCGTTCAATCTTTTTTACTGAATTAATAATTCGCATAATCCCAATGGCGCAGGCCACCGAAATAATCAGAACAAGCCATGAAATAAATATACTCATGCGATATTTCCCAGCTTATACGGTTCAATATGTTCCCCGCATTCTGCGGCACAGATCAGCTCGGAAAGTTCGTTAAGTGCATCCAGATCATCAGCGTAAAAAGCCACGTCATACAGACTTCGGATTGCTCTGGTCAATGAGTCACGGGCCGCACGTTCAGCATGAGCGCCTGATGCACTTAAGCGAAAATAAAAACGCTCAAGTGCTTTGTTAATGAGAGTTTTATATTCTTTGCCCATCACAACGCCCTTTAATCTGCTTTCTGTATTTCAGCTTCTGAATCCATACAAATAATTTCGATATAGGGTTCATCGCCATTAACCTGGCGTGCCTTTTCAGCTTCGCTGATGATTTCTCGTACGGTCTGGTACGGAAGTTCCACAAGCAGTCGCGTGCCGTTCAGATAAACGTAAGTGGCTTCGTCGGCTCCGTTTTTACCCGCCGGAGTCACTCCGTCAATAGCGGATGCACGTAATAACAGTTCACCGCGAAAATCAATAAAACGAATAAATACACCTTGTGCATGGTCTTTGGTCATAAAGCACCTGTTATAAATCAGCCTGTTTAATAAAACTTTGCCCGCGAAGCAGACGATCAACCGTGCGAAGTGCTTCGTATAATGTGAAATCCTGCCCGAACTGATTGTCGCCACAGCTCAGTGCAAAAATGCGGTTTCCGGTAAACGGATTGCGTGGGCATTTGTGGATCACGATTCCAGCTTTCTCAATCAGCCAGGCGTGCTCGCCGATTTGTTTTACTGGGTAGCCATCCGGCGTTGCGTGTGTATCACTCAGGCTGTAGCGGATGTTGCTGCGTGATGCACTGGTAGTGAAACGGTTAGCGTGGCGTTCTGTTCCGGTACAAAAATTACGGCGTTGCTTCAGCATAAAATGACACCTCGTTATTTTGTCATTTGCACGTATTTCTCTGCGTTTCTGATGGTTTTCAGGAAAATTGCGAAGAGATTTACTTTGCGTTTTGTGTTTCTTCCTTCTTGAGTAACGGGAATTACCGATCTATCAGCCTGCCTTCTTACAGCGAGAATGCTTTGATTTGTGCGTTTCGCATAATCCTCCAGGCTTTCTTCAAGTACCGGTAGCCCATGTTCATTACGGTATGGGTAGAACGCCGCCAAACGCTCAAAATCCGCTTGTTCGTATGTGTTAAGGACTTTTGCCATGGTGTGATAACCTATTCAATCTGGTGCTATTTGTGGCTCTTTGTAGTGTCAAGTGGTACTCAACTGATAACCAATATAGTATTCAGGTGCACACCATGTCAATAGAGATATCAAAGAAGCTAAAAGCAATTCGAGAATCTGAGGGGCTTAGTCAGGCAAAGTTCGCGGATTCAATAGGTATTGCGGTTGGTACGGTTAAGCAATACGAGACTGGTATTCGAGGTGTGGGAACGGAGGTTTTACTGAAAATCACAATGCACCCGGAATTTAAAAAATACACTACGTGGTTGATGAGTAACGAAACAAATGAGGCTGCTGGGCAGATCAGTCCTTCTCTCTCCCCTGATGGGCCAGAAAACACATCGTCTTCTCAAAAATCCCGCAAGACTGGCACACAGCCCGGCTAATCATGGAACGCTGGGGGCATGGTGGTCTTGTAACGCTGGGGCTTCACGAATGAGCATAAAATCAATTCCGGGAGGGTATCTTCTTGACATGCGTCCTGAGGGGCGTAAAGGCAAACGCATTCGCAAAAAATTTAAAACGAAATCGGATGCAGTTTTATATGAGCGGTGGGTGCTGGCGCAACAGCATAACAATGAGTGGAAAGGAAACTCCATTGATCGCCGCCCGCTGTCAGTGCTTATTGACTTGTGGTGGAAATACCACGGCCAGCTAATGAAGTCAGGGCATAACACGCGCCTTAAATTGCTGCGCTTGAGTGAGGCAATGGATGACCCGTGCGTGCATAAACTTAATACAACGATGCTCACCGAGCTACGTGTGTCCAGGATAGAGCAGGGGATACAGCCCAGCACCATAAATCGAGAGATTGGGGCGTTAAGCGCGATGTTTACCGCACTCATCTCATCCGGCCATTTTCTTAACGATAACCCCGTTCAAGGCCTTAAAGGAATGAAGGTTAACGAGCGCGAAATGGGATATCTGAGTAAGTCTGAATGTGTTCAGTTGCTGGATGCACTGGCTGAAAATCCCGATGAACGGCTGGCTGTCGAAATCCTTCTGTCGACCGGGGCGCGATGGGGCGAGGTAGCGGCACTAGAGCAGCGCCGTGTTCTTCATTGTCGAATCACTTTTTCAAAAACGAAGAACAGCAAAAACCGTACCGTTCCTATTTCTGAAAGCCTGTTTGAAAAGATCAAAATACGGGGCGGGAAACTGGTGTTTCCGACGCTGGATTATCCATTGGTTCGCGATGTCATCAAAACGGTCGCACCTGATGTTCCTGACGGCCAGGCTGTTCATGCGCTGCGCCATACCTTCGCCAGTCATTTCATGATGAACGGCGGCAATATTCTGACGCTCCAGAAAATTCTGGGGCACGCAAAGATTCAGACAACGATGATTTATGCCCATCTTGCGCCGGATTACCTGCAGGATGCGGTGAGGTTTAATCCACTAGGAGGTGCTTAAGAGTGAAGTTTCATTTAGATGAACTTAAAAGAATGGCAACGCTCGATAATTTTGCGCGTTTTCTCAATGAGTCGTCTACGAATGAAAAATGTTTGTCGTGTGGCGATACGGATATGTACATGTATTTGACGAATATTGTTGAGGTGGGGCCTGAGCCGAAAACTGCTGAGGAGTGTGATTTAGGCACTTTTGTTATGCTTGATTACATCGGTCCATTTACTGGGTATCCGGGATATGAGGGACATGATCGGGAAAATATCCATAACTATGAATTCCGACTTACCTGTAACAGATGTGGGTTTGTTCATCGTTACTCGGCCCGGGCCTTTATGAACTGGGTAGGCAAGCAGGGTGATGAGAAGTGATGGCAGAGAATGTTGCACATATTTCGCGGTTCAGAAAAAAGAAAGAGAATGCCTATAATGTATCCAACAACCAAGTAACAGGAAGTGGTAATGATGGAGGTGATGGCATGAATGACGACCTTGAACGGCGGGTCAGTTGCCTGGAAAGTGATGTGACTGAAATCAAAAACAACCTGATTACTCTCACCACAAGAAGCGAATCCTTTGCTACCAAATCTGATGTACTGGAGATTCGCGAAGGGTTGAGGCTTGAGATGGCAGAATCGCGCCAATCCCTGAAGTCTGAGATGGCTGATTTACGCCAGTCTCTGAAAGTTGAGATGGCTGAGCATCGTACTGAACTTCAGAAATCATTTGCAAATCAGACTTGGTTACTCACAGGTATTGTCCTGTCTGCGATGGCCGTGCTTGTGGCTGTGGTTACTGTTATTAAGTAAATTTATGGCGGCGATATGATCCACAAAATGACCACATCCCTGTTATTTGTTGTGGTTGGCTGTGTTTTTGTGTGTCTGTAAGTCTTTGATAATTATATAACTTATTGATTTTTACTTGTGTTTATGGCCGCTTTGCGGCCTTTTTTCTTTTCACTGTCGAAGAGTCACCGTAAAATCAACGCCATGACACTTCAGCAGAACGGATACC